AGATTCTGGCATACCGTGTTCTTCGCGCAGTCTTTCCCTTACTTTCTGTAATTCGTAGTTACAAGCCTTGCATTCAGGGCGTAAGAAGTTTGCCCCTGAACTTGGTGAGAATGCAGAGAGGGGTAGATATGTATTACACTTACAGCATACCTTTCCCTCACCTGCACCTAAATCCTCATGCTCTAACGTAGGAAATAATGGTAGCTGCATAGCTTACTTTTCCTTCTCTTGTGGGCCTGTTCTTGCCTCAACGTAAGAACCACATTTTGGACAACTAAAATTAGCTATTATACCTTCACCTTCTAATCCATAGTCTTCAAAGTCGTGATCCCCTCCCCATATTAATTGTTGATCAGGGCCACAAAACCAACAGTTCATATCACGCAACCTTATTTAATTTATTTAAATTAATAAAGTATTGCCTGTTATACCCTCGCTCCCATTCTTTGTGTTCTAAAGATCTTGGCCTATATGGGTTATAGCTATTTACCCTAAAGCCTTCTCGTCCTTCAAAGAATGCTTTCTCGTTGAGGTGCTTACGCTTCTTCTTGTGCGTAGGCTTATATCTGTTAAACACTACATACTCCCCCTGTACCGCTTATCTCACATATATCGTGTGTCTCTACGTGTTCGTCAAATTCTTCTCCAAGTTTGTCCACTGCCTCAGAATAAGGCACAGAGGTAAGAGGCTGACCACCCCTAGATCCATCAGGGTAAACTGTAAAACCCCTGAGTCTATGGGCATACTTAGCCAGTGTGTCTGCAAAGTCATCTACGAGGTCAGGGTTGTTAAGTTTACTACCCCAAGCAGGTAGATTAATTGTTGAGCTAATAGACATATCAACGTAGTCTTGTACATCTGCTTGAAAGCGCATACGTCTTTTGTAGTCCTCTGCTAAGTCTAATGCAGACTCAATGCTGTCGGGATCTACGCCATAGGTATCAATCAACTCTTGTGCAGATGAATCAACTACGTATTGATACTTCCATCTGTGTCCTCCTGTAAGATACCTTCTCTTATATGCTACCGCAAAAATAGGTTCTATACCAGAAGAAGACCCAGCAAGTATACTAATGCTACCAGTAGGAGCAATTGCTCTATTTGCAACTGGCCTAGATATCGAAAGGTGGTCAGCAAATTTTCTAGAAATATCATCACTAACTCCTTTATACACTGCCAACCAGCGATGAAGATTATCGGTAACTTCATACTTCTCCCCTCTTTTAATTAACCACTCATGTAATCCCATAATACCTAAACCTAACCGTCTATTCTTTTCCCTAACATCATAGACTTTCTGATAAGGTAACTCTGCCCTAAGTGTTCCGCATATCAGAAACTTTGTAGCAAGATTTACTATATCAGCTAATTCAGATATGTCCTCAATTCTACCAAAATTGATAGAGCCAAGATTGCATACATCACTGTCATCAGCACTACACACCTCAGTACAGGCATTACGTAACGTTTCATTTTCGTTCTCCATAAAATTAAAGCTAAACCCAGGCTCCCCTGTACGCATAGCTTGGGCTACATTTTCCTTAAACGTATCTCCGTACCCTTCGCCATTCCAATAGTTTAGCAACCACTCTGTATCATAATTGATAGATATGTTTGTCATATCTAAGGGTGCAGGAAAGTTAAAGTCCTGCTCTTTTATTTGCTTCAAAGTAAAACCAGTGTCTCCCACTGGCATCGTATCCCAATCCTTCGCGTGGAGGAACGTAGATACATCTTTGTGTTTCCAGTTCAGAGATGCGTATATAGCAGACCTACGAGATCCACCTTGCATCACCTTCTGTCCTATAGAGTTTATCATTTGCATCTTGGGTATAGGGCCAGAAGATAAACCACCAGATCCCCCAAGAACTTTACCTGCCTCTCGATACACAGAGTAGTCTACACCGATACCGCCTCCTGTCATCAGGCAGGACTCAGCTTTCCAACTTAGGTTAGCCCAATCCTCTCGCGTGTCTTCCTCTGCCTTTAATAAGAAACAGTTATTGTAGAACCGTTTCTTGCGTCCTGCATAGTAAAGATATCTACCCCCAGGAATAAACTTCAATTCATCTATGTACCTAGTAAGAGCGTCTTGCTCGTCTAATGTCATCAGGTTCTGTTCACCTGTTCGCAACGAACCACACACATCTTTTACGAGTGTCGATGCGAGGTCAGACCATGTTTCACAACTATCGTGTGCATACTTGTATTTAAATATATCTTCTGAGAATTTATTTCTAAATTGAGGATTGTTGTTAGATTTAAATGATGACAATTCATAAACTCCTTTCGTTCTCTTCTTCCTCCACAACTTCTATTAACTTATTTAAATACCATTGTGCCTTCTTTAAATCTTCAGTTGGTTTACCCTTGTAGTCAAACCGCCAAAGATACTTCAGTATGTTGCCTTGAAGATAATATTTAAAGTTAGGTAGTAGTGCAGCTTCGATAGCATCAATGCATTCTATCCCACTCTGATTATAGTGCGGTGGGTTGTTCACCATATCCTTCATAATATGTCCTTTTAGTGTTTAGTTACGGGTGGGAAAGGAAAGGGTATGACTACACCTTCAGTCTCTTCTTGTACTCTCATTCTTTCCATGTCTTGAAACTTATCATGATATATTTCAAGCAAAACATCTAGAGCAGGTGGCTCAAGAACTGCGACAGCGCACATTGCTTTCATTATATCTGTGACAGTATCTAACGCAGAGTCGGATAGCTCTGACATATCTTCGTGAAGTATTGGTAATATGTCAAATTCAATTTGTTTTTCTTCAGGTAGTTCTGACCTTACTTTTATTAGTACGCACAATTCGTTTGGTAGCAGGTTCATTCGGTTTTTTATTTTCATTGTTGCCTCTCTTCTTTTTTTCGTTGACCCATTCCTCAGGTATAAGCTGATCGGCAAATATAAAACCATACTTGTTGCACCAATCTGCGTAGGTGGTTTTGCTTCCTTTTCTTAATTTATTTTTAGAGTTAGAAAATACAAACCTTAAATCTAAATCAGGGTATTGCTCTTTTATTAGTAAATGTTTCTGCCTATCCTGTACAGTAAATACACCTTTTGTTTCTACTATTATTCCGTTAGGTAACCAAAAGTCTGGTGTATAATTCCTATTCTTTTCTGGTTGAACAAAAGGTATCTTTTTAATTTCATAGCAATCTAGTATGTTTAAGAAAGCTAATTGTTCGCATACTCTTTCTTCTAAACCTGATCTAAAACCATGTGCTATTTTATAGTTGTATGCAACCATAAGTAGTTAAACCAAATTTACTTTGCATACTCATGCTGCTTCCTCTCCCATAGAGTTTAACTGTGTGTATGCTACTATAGGTTTGCTCTTTGCCTTAGAGAATACTGACTCTCTCTCTTGTAAATTAGGCCAACAACTAAATCTATATTTGCACCAAGAACATTCCATACCTAGCTTTCTGTTACCAGTAAGCACTCTATTAAATGTTTCTGGCTCATCTTCAAAGCATCTTTTAAAAGGTGCGTCTGAAACTAATGCATCTATCTTCTTCTCTGCTTCTTTTAAAATGCTAGACACTTCTGCCGTGGTGTCAGTGCTTTCTATCCTGTTGAGTTCGCCAGTGGCTATGTTCATTGCCCATATACCTCCAGCAGGTTTACCTGTAGCGGAAGCATATACGTGCAACTGTGTTACGTATCCAAAAGAATCTTTCTCTTTTAATGCATTCCAGCTAATAAATTTATTTCTAAAAGCAAAGTCTGAAGTAGATTTTATGTCATCTACTCTGCCATCATCGAAAGATAAGTCAGCCTCTCCCGTTACTGTATGCTTACCTATCTTAGTGGTAAGGTTTTGAGAGGACTTGTATCCTTCTAGATTAGCTTCTTTTATAACGCCCTTTAGTATAGCCTCTACTACATCTCCTACCATCATTCGTAGGATGAAATTATAAGAGGGTGCTACACCTTTCTCACCTTTCTTCTCCATCTGTAACTGGCATAAGGGCCTACCAAGATTAGATGGTCTTGCTTTAAACTCTCTCCTATTTGTTGAAGAAGCAAACTGCTTACGCAGTGCATCAGCTACATCATTGCATACGGTGGAGATGGTGTCCTCCGTCATGGACACCTCCCCATCCATATTTTTCTGAAGCCAACTAAGAACCTTTGCTAACTTCAAATCCATTAAGCAGCATCCTCATTGAGATCTATAAAATCGTCATCTCCTTCAGACATTGCCGAACCACTAGCTGACGTATGCTTCTCCATAACCCACTTATTAATCTGAGCTATGTGATCGTGGAACTTACTGAAGAGTGCTACCGTATCATCGTCCATAGGATAAGATGTATCATCCGTAACAGATATATCTATATCGTAGTACGTGACACCGCCAGACACTCTCTTGCTCTTCATATTAACAATTCTAGAGTTAGGAAGAACACGTTTCTTTGAAACCATATCCAAGAAAAACTTAGATAAAGTTTTACCAGAGGTCTTACCCGATAGCTCTATCTCTACAGGTAAAGTAACCTCTGTCTTTTTCCCCTCTTCGTTGACACCTTTCATAGTTGCTTCACCATAAAAGATAATCATTAGCCTACAAGATCGTAAGAACTCCTGCCTATCTTTGCTAAGAGACTTCCAATCTTTGATATACTCAAGGGGTCTACCACACTGAAAGTCACCATCATCTGATGGGGCTTCATCGCGTGGCCCTTTAACTAGTACAGAATGTATGTATGATCCCTGTACCTTTTCACCGTCCTTAGTAACTCGCTCTGCAAATGCATCGTAACGCTTGTATCTATAACGATGTTCATATTTCCCTTCTT